ACTGATTGATCATTCTCTACAAAGACGTTATTGCCGGGAGCACCAGTTGCGCCACCGCCAATTGCGGCCCACGCTGTGCCAGTATAACCTTCATATTGATTTAACGTTGAATTCCAGCGAATAAACCCAGGGGCAGGCGCACCATCACGCTGTGCGGTAGTTCCTGCAGGCAGAGCAGCTGCTCCAGTATTACCAGTCTTGGTAACAAAATTGGATACTTCAACAAATCCACTCTGCCAGCCAGTAGCGGTATAGAGCTGCATGGCAGAAACCGCGGTACTGAAGTATAGATCCCCAATTTGCAGTGGAGTACTGTCATTCCTTACCAGCGGTGCTACGGCCGCGGGGCCAAGATAAACATCAGCGAAGTTTGTAACATCAACTACGTTTGCTGCCACTGTGTTGATGTCTGATAGATTTGCCGCAACTGTGGGAATGTCAGTAGCTGTCGCAGCTACTGCATTAATGTTCACACTATTGCCTGCCACAGTATTGACATTGGCAATATCTGTACCAACAACGTTGACATTAGCGATGTTCGTAGCTACCGTCTCAATCTCAGAGATTGGCTCATTAAGATCATTCGCAACAGTAGTAACTGCGGCCATGCCAGCATAGACCGTATCTATTTTAACCAGCTCAACTTTAACAGTTCTAAATTCAAGCGCAGCTGACTCTACTGACTTATCTTCAGTAGGCTGAGTAGCATCGTACGCATTAGGTACATAAGTTGCCATATTAATTTACCATTCCAATAAGATGTGAGGACACCAAGAGTTCTTTAAATGGCTGTACGTGAGTGCGTTGGAAGTCATTAGCCATTTCTGCAAAGCCGGTGCGAGCAAACACAATAGCTGCTGCCCACATGGCTAGTTCATCAGGGTATTCATTGGCGATCCAGCTAGCATAGTCAGCTTCAGTTACTACTGGGTTCTTGTAATACGTAACTGCCATTGAACCAGTTGCTATGCATGGATAAACACGTAGAGTGTCACCAATCATTGTGAACATTGAAGTACGCAACCCATTGTCGCTATCATATAAATCTTGTAGCTCTCTGTACTCAAGGTTCTCAACCGGGGCGCCGGTAGAGTCTATGGATTTAATGGACTGTAAACTGCGCAGCTTGGGAAGAAGCGTAGTCAAGTCAGCTAAATCGTAGTACTGAGCACCGCTTAAAGGTGTATATGATAAAGTTCCAGGAGCAGTATCTCGTGGAAAGAAGTCAACATGGTGCGCACGTAGAGTCGCTGTCCTGATAGCTGCTTGAGTAATAGCAGTTACTTCAGGGCGCCGAGTTTGCCCTACAACCAAGGCTTCCATTTCAGCAAAAGTAGTCATGTGCGCACCAATTTAAAAAGTTATCAGCGTGGCTTACTTGCCAGTTTCCGGGCTTTGGCGCGCGGCATCAGCAGCAGCTTTCGCAGTCAGCGCGGCAACTTCTTGGACTACTTCAGATTTTGTGTAAACCATAGAAGCCGGGCGGTTAGCAACCTTGTCAAGCTCAGCAATGATTTCAGGGTCAGCAGTAGTAAAGCTGCCACCAAGGAATTGAACTTCCAAGCCATCAGGCATTACGAATTTAGCTCCGCGCACAATGTGATGATAAGTTTTTACTGGAGTTGATTTCATAACTGCGGGTGTTGCTTGCGGTGCAGTTTCACCAGAGCGAATAGTTTGAGTTGCCATGATTGATCTTTCAAAAAGTTGGAGTAGGAGAGTTGATAGCTCTCACTGAAAAAGCCCCCTAGTGTTAGTAGGAGGCTGTTCTTGGTTAGCTTGCTAGAGCTTAGCCCGCAGCAGCAGCTGTGAAGCCGTACAGAATGCCAAATGCGGCAGGGTTCTTGATGGTAGAGGTGAGTTCAGTAGTAAGCGTACCACCTTCAGCATCAATACCATTATCCACCAACGCGCCAGAGGCATTGTAGGCAGCATCACTAGTCTTGCGCAGGTAGGCCAAGCTAAATGCGTTCAAGTCAGCAATGACTGCCATCTTAGCCCAGGGAGCAGCAGCACCATAAGCATTGAACAGCGGATGCTCAATCATTTCGAACGTACCACGCGGAGTGCGGATAGTGTCGATCTGCAAGCCCCAGCTGGTTTCGCTGCTAGTAATCTGGTATGTACTGTTCAGACGCGCAATATTGTGAATAACACGACGAGCAGTACCACCCACAAACATAGTACGAATGTTACCGCCTTTAGGGTCAGTGACAGTTTGCAGCGTAGGGTCAAGTGCAGCTTCCAACTGAGTCCAGTTAGTAGTAGCGCCCAGAGTCACGATGTTACCAGGAGCAGCAGCAGTCACACGTGCAATGATACCTTCTTGCGTGTGGAACGGTTTGCCATTGCTGGTACCCATGAACTTCTGACCAAAGAACAGTGCCTTCTCAATCGCCATTGCGTGCAGCGCAGCACAGTCTTGCTTGCTTTCTGAAACAAAACCAGAACCAGCGATCTGCGGAATGGCAGCAGCAGTTTTGGTAACAGCCCAGGAATTGCGGAAGATTTGCGTGTAGTTCACGTAACGCTCAGCAACAATACTGACAGCAGAAGGACGAGTAGAACCTTCTTCAAAAGCATTGCCGATAGTGTAGAGAACCACACCGTTTGCAATAGCAGCTGCTGCCACTGTACCTACACCACGAGTCACAGTAATGTGCGTGGCATCGGCAAAGCCAGTAACCAGCACAGTTTCCTGCGTAGATGCTGCCATCAGCATATCACCAACATTTACGTCTGTGTGAGCAGCAACAGTAAACGAAGTGGCAACACCGTCAGCAACAGCTGCACTCAGCGTAGCAGAGGGGAAGATCATGGACTTGCTGAAATAGCCATGCTCAATGTTGCTGGCAGTTTCGTCCTTGAGAAGAGACGTAAGACCAAACAATGGAGCCGAGCCATTTGGCATCAAGCGCGTGATTGCGGAAGCGAAACTCAGGCCATTCAGATTATCTGGCTGGACTGGGAACGCGGAAGTAATAAGACCGACTGACATGATAGTTCCTTAAAGTGAAGTTAGAGGTTATGACAGGTAACTAGAGAAGTCAGTTCCTGCCGGTTTTTGTTGCGCAGCGGCTGCTGCTTGTTTTGGTGCTACCAATACGTCAGCCATCTGAGAGAAGTATTGTTCTGCTTGCTGTTGCACTTGGTCTGCTGACAAGTTTGGGTTTGAAGAAGCTATTTGCATTTTTACCGCATTTAACATTGGTGCTACTGCGGGGTGATTGAGTGCTTCGTTACTTGTATTCTGACTCTTTACTTGGAAGTTCCTGATGCGTGAATCTAGCCCGCTATTCAATCGTTCTGCTCCAGTACGCACGCCCTGCTCAACTAGCCCATGTGAAAGTTGCGCTGCTGCACTAAAAGCTTCTCGCGCTGCTGAATTAATAACATCAGTAAACGCCTGAACATCACCGCTTAGAGCTTTCTGCATTTGCTCTTGAGGGATAGTGCTGGCAAAGTTAGCAGTTGATACTTGCTGCCGAAAGGCTACAGGGTCAAGCGTGCCAAGAATGGGATCAGCGAGCGTCGGTGCTTTTTGTGCTTTTGGATCTTGTGCTTTTGGCGTAAACAAGTTAGCGTAAGCATCCATTGGATTCACAGGCCCACCAGCAGGAGCTTGCGCAGGCTGCCCAGTCATTTGCTGTGGATTAGCTGCTGGGTTTGCAGGAGATTGCTGCTGAGCAGCTGGGCCTGCGCTACCATTGCTGTTAACAGTGGCAGGTTGCGGAGCCGGAGCAGCAGGAGCCGCCGGTGCAGGATTACGATTGAAAATGCCGGGTAAAAATGCCATGATTGTCTTTCAGAGTTGGAGGATTGTTGACTTGCGTCAGGGTTATCGACTATCTTGGTGAGAGTCCATATCTTGAGTTTGTGCATCTAGAAGCTCTGCTAATAGCTCTTCATAGGCTTGCACAAATGCGCGAGTGCGCTCATAGTTTACGATAACAGCTACCTGCTTTCCAGGATCTGGATCGTATGTCAGCGAGGTATCTACTAAGGCAGTTGCATACGCTTCTATCTTTGTCTGCAGATACGCAAGAAAGTAAGGAGACACAGAAAGTGCTTGCTTAACATCACCTTCGGTTAGCAGCGGTCTAAAGAACTTGGAAGATGTATCTTGTATCATTATACTACTCCTTATATATGTTTCCAACTGCGGCGCTTAACAATATCACATATTGTCTGTACAGTAACACCATAACGCGCAGCTAGTACTTTGTACTCGCACAGCAAATACTCGGCACGAATAAGTAGTACGTCACCATCTGTAAGTTGTTTGGATCTATCTTGCCCACGCACTCCTACGTGACTCTGTCTATTTCTAGCTACTTTATCATCCATGTTATCTTGATGAGTACCAAGTTCTAGGTGATCTGGATTTATGCAGCCGGGGTTATCACACTTATGGCGAACAACTAATCCTTTGATGCTTTTAATGCTAATCTTATTAGCCACACAATAAATTAATCTGTGCGTAGGTACTTGCTTTCCAGCATGAGTAGATTGCGAATAGCCCTTCAGGCTCTTAGCACCAGCAGATATGATACAGTCAGACATAATAAGCCTTAAGGTTGTTGCGTAGATTGCTGTGCAGCTGCTTGTGCCTGTTGCATATCCGCAGGGTTCTGGGCAGCAGCAGTATCACGAATTGTTTGCAAGAATTGCTGTTGTTGCGCAGGATCACGACGGAAATCTTCAAGCCAGTAAGCGCCTCTGAGCTTCGCAAAATAAAGAAACATTCCGAGGGTGTCAAACTCAGTAGCAATACCAGGAATAGCTTGAGCCGTCTGAAGAAATACCGTGAGCATTTCCGTGTTCATCATCTTGTCTGCAGGAATATTACCATCTGACAGCTTGAATTCTAGCATAGATTCACGTAGCTTGACAGGATCAACCTGCACTTCTTGCC